TCTACCACCTACTACAGCAGATATGTCATATGAGTCACATCCAAATGACCCTATATGTTCATTGCCGGGATGATAAGTTCCATTTCTATTGTATACATTGTTCTGTATTGATTTATTTGGAATCCAACTCACGGAAAATCTACCCCTTGAATCAGGTGTCCATATAACTTTTGAATCTTGTATACCATCTCTCCAATGAAAGCTACCACGAGTGGTATGGTGTTCCCTTATCGTTGAATCATTGTAATCAATTTGCTGATATATCTTTGTTAGATTAAATATCGACTGTTTACTTTCATCTCTGAAAGCATGTGATTCTGTTCTTGGAAACTGACGGTAAAATTCATTTAATGCGTCAGCATCACCCTTTAACGAATCAACTTCCGCCTCCCAATAGTCAATAGCACCATTCTTTATTAATGTCTTGTCTACTCCTAGTATTGGTTCTTCAGGAGCATTAAATACAGGCATACCATATAAGTCAATGAACCCTTCCATATTCCATTCCATAGGAATAAACAATGAGTATAGTCCACTTTTAGTTTGCCCATTTGCATTTCTATGTAGTACCGAAGAATCTTCATAGATATCTTTAAAGTTACTACCACCTTTTGATAAAGCATTTGAGGTTGAACCCATCATGCACTTACCAATAATCTTAGAACCCAATCTAAGACAAGTTTTAGTTACTCGCCAATTTTCTTTAATGTTGTTTGGTCGTAGCCATTTTCCACTCTCGTCATGAGCTAAGAACAATAGCTTTTCTCCGTCATAAGAGTTGTCTTCTGTATTCTTCCAATCTATTGATGTATCTAACCCCTCAATTGTATCTTCCTCAGAATTATACATGTTCTTTTTTGTAATCTTTGATGCAGGTATACGGAAAGACAACTCAGTTTTTGGTTTGTCCATACCATCCATAATAGGCTTAAAGAAAAATGGAAGTCTACTATTAATTGGAACAACTTTGTCTGTAAACATTTTCTTAGCATCCGCTCCTGTTTTAGATAGTATTCCAACCCTTGAATCTCTTGCAAGAGTTCCAACATTAATACATTCAGAAGATGCCATAAAAGAAAATCCTGAACGTCTTATCTTTAGGTATATCATTCCAAACGACCTATTGTCAGCACGACACGCTTCCCAATAAATCCAATATATTCTATTTGCTTCTCGAAAGTCAGGATATCCAACATCAATACTTGCCCATTGTAAATACATATAATGAGAACCTGTAATATACGTTGGCTCTCCATTATTGATAAACCAAAAGCCACGCTCTCTATAGTCAAATTCATTCTCAATGTAATCTACCAATCTATCTTTAAATTGTGATGGCATTTCATTCCAATGAAAAATTGATTGTATCTTTGACAGCTCTCTTGGTAAGTCTTCTCTCTGCCAATACTGTTCAGATTTTTTATCGCTTCTTTTATATACCTTCTCGGGAACAGGAGGGAGTCCTATATTTAACCCTGATATATTTACTATTTGACCTACCTGTCCATTTTTAGATATAACAACTATGTCATACTTATCATCATAGCCATATATCCAAGACCTTGCCCTATTTTTATTGGACAGTATAGATGGTGATACAAAATCTTTTTGTATACTATATAAGTTATTTTGAACGTCTTTCCGCAAACCCTTGTTTAGTATCTGTTTTACTTATTCCCTTTTCTAAATGCTCAAGACTTTCTCTTTCTAGTTCTATTCTATTTAGTATCTCAAAGGCATCAAATATTGCTAACTTTTTTGTCATAGCAGCGTTCTTTAATCTATCTGCAGCCAACTCGTCATCAGAATCTTTTTTAATAATATTTTCTTCTGCGACTTTTATTAACTGCTCAACCGCCTTGTGACCTGCTGCAATAATTTTTAATTTTATTTCTTTTGTGTCCATTATATTTGTTTTAAGAATATAACTTGAATTAATCTTGCTGATTCTTCATCTCCAAAGTTCTCTAATATATTCCTTGAGTGTGGAGATTCCGAACTAAAAGCAATCATTCTATTAAACTTAGAGTATAACACAAACAATGGTTTTTTATCTTCATCATATATTGTAGTGCCATCTTCATTTGGCTTCTCTTTATTCAAGTACAATATACAAGTTATATCTCCCATCATTTCATCTGTATGTATGAAATTGGGTTCTTCTTGATTTAATGGTGACTTTCTAACAAAGTTCCAATTAACTGCATATCCCGGAAAAGCTGAAAGCATATACTTTGCAAACTCGTCATCAGGATTTCTGAATTGAATATTCTTAAATTTATTTTCTCCTGCATCCTCAATATCCCTAAACTCATTGTTCTTTATTTGCTCAAGGTATTCATTTGGATTTTTAATTACATTGTCTAAAGTTAATAAATGCATATTAATTTAATTTCATTGTTATTTGATTGTCTATTATCCTGTACATTTTTACATCGTCAATAGTAAACTCATATTCGCTGTCGGGAGAAAAGCATACTATATCACCCTTGTTTATTCCTTTACTAATTAAATAATCATTTGGATATAACATCTCACCCATTAAAGGCTCATCACTAAATGGTTTCTTTATATAAGAATCAATAACATCTATTGGCTTAACAAAACAATACTTGTCGTAAGAATACCATGTGTCATCTTTTTTATACATATAGAATTGGTCGGGTTCAATAAAGAACTTGTCGTCTTTAAAAAAACTCTTTCCGCTTTTTTGATTTCCCTTCATGTCATAATAGTACTTAAATACATTATGATGAACAAGCAATGTGTCGCCTGAAGATATTGGACCTTTGTAACCCAATGGAACTTCTATTACCTTAGCAAATCTATTTGAAGATATATAGTCTTCCTCAGATGTACTTGTAATAATTTCTAGTCCACTGATGGTTTTTGTATTGTTGTACCTCTTATTTATTAAAGATTCAACAATAAAATAAAATGGGGATTTCATTAATAAAATATATTGTATTCAATAGAGATTGGAATAGTTTGTGTAAATTCTTTCCATAAAAGAATCTCATTTAATTCGTTTATGATGAATATTTTTATAGATTGAGTAAAGTCTTCAAGTTTAATTAGATGTATTTCATATGTGTCACCTAAAACTTTTTGTCCTACAATGTAATGCATTGCGCCCCCTTTATAGTCAGGCCCAACAGAAATTTTTCTTATTTCCATTAAACTTGATTTAATGTAACAATAATACTTGGTGTAGCAGGATGCACTCCATTTGCAGGAGCGTTAATCATAGTGATATTAGTAGACGTTGCAGTCCACATAAGGTAAATATAATCACCTGCATCCAATGCAATGAAGTAATTCCAAGCCGCCATAAGATAAGATGCGTTTCCTTGAAGTTGAACTTTACCGTTTGAATCAGGAACATTAAACGCAGCAGTTTCGCCATTTTTACGCAACCAAAAATCTACTGTCTGACCTGTTCCACCTGAATTTGTTAATTGAGCCGAGAACAATACATTGTAAACACCTGCATTAGCTACGGTGATTCTTGTTAAGTTAGTTCCATCAGTTACAACAGAAATTCCATTAGTAGCAGATGTATCTGTTGAATTAAGTCTAACAGGTACTGCTACGTTTGCTCCTCCTGTTAAAGTCTGAGTAATATTATCGTAGAAAGAACCTTTGTATAGATTTAATGTTGATGGTGCAAGACTTAATATATCGCTAATTAAGAAATTTTTAGTTTCATTATTTGAAGTTACATCAGTACCAATTAACTTATCGTTCGGTGTAGGTGTTGATAAAACTGAATATGTACTTATTTTTCCCATTTTGCTTTATTGTTTTTTAGTTATTTCTCCTGTCTCAATGTTTATTACAGCATCTTCTCCGTATTTTTCCATTAGTATTTTTTCGTGTTTTGAGAACACATCCTTAATACTGTCTATGTATTTTATTAAGCTTTGTTTCTGTAATTCTAAATCACCGAGATTCATTTTTGCTTTAGAAAAATCAGAGTTCATTTCTTTAATGTTCTTTAATTCTTCTTCTGTTGCAAAAATAATGTCTTGAATATTATTGTCTTTCATTTTATTTAATTTAAGTTAGTTACAAATGTAATACTTTTTTAATAAATATTTTCCAAAGCAATGAAATTAATACTCCTACTAAAACTCCAAACCAAAATAAATTCTTTTTTGGTTGATTTTTTTTACCTTCTGCCTTAGCTTGAGCCTTCTCAACTATCCTGTCTTTGTATATAGTTTTAACCTTTAACTTGTACTCTATTCTCTTCTC